GTGATTTCATTGGGCTACCCCTTGCCACCCTGACCTCCTTGCGAGATAAGTATATCACTTGTCTTGAGGCGATAGCGGTGGCGGGTTCAAGCTATTCGATAGCGGGACGCTCTTTTTCTAGGGCGAATCTTGGGGAAGTTCGTGACACGATTATGGAGCTAACCCTAGCCATTCAGCAAGCGACTGGCACTAGGGTTCGCACAACCTACGCAAACTTCGGCTCGTGAAAAAAGCCTCTCTCAATCTGATCGACAAGGCGATTGCCTTTGTAAATCCTCAAGGGGCAGTTGATAGGCTTGTTGCTCGTCAAAGGATTAAGAACTTCGAGTATGATGCGGTAAAGTATTCAAGGCAACGCAAAGGGCCGAGCCAGTTGTCGGGTGCGGAAGATTACCAAAGCAACTATGACCGAGTAGAGTTGATGAAAAGGGCGAGGGACTTGGCAGAGAATGTTGGCCTTGTTCGCTCCATCCTAATGAAGTTTGCAAGCCACACCGCCGCCAACATTTCCTACCAAGCCCGAACCGAGAACCCAGAAGTCAATACAGAGGTTGAGATGTATTGGGCAGAATGGTTCGATAAATGCGACATCTCCACAAGGCATACTGGTTCAACACTTATGCAGGTGGCGATAATGTCGATGTTGCGAGATGGCGATTTTTTATTTTGCCTCGTGCGTGATTCTGATGGCAATCTAAAAATACAAGGCATTGAGGGAGATAGACTTGGCGACCCATTCAAAGTCTATACAAGCTCCGAGTTAATTGGTGGAATCCATATCGATCAACGGACTGGGGCACCAACGGCCTACGACATTTACAGCCGAAGCATCGGCGATATGTACACCTACCAAGTAACTATTCCCGCAAGCCAAGCCTTCCACTTGTTCGACCCACTCCGCATTGACCAGTACCGAGGAATCTCCGCTTTCCATACCGCAATCAATGACGCAACGGATATTCACGAAATCGTAGGCTTCGAGAAGATGTCGGCCAAGGTTGCCTCTAGCCAGAGTGCAATCATAAAGCGGAACAACAACAATGCCTCCGATCTTTCCTCGCTCACAAACGACCAAGACATTAACGGAAGCCCAATCAAGCTCGAAGCGATTGAGTCTGGCAAAATCTCCTACCTAGAACCGGGTGAGGACATCGTTTTCCCCGATGGGCCGAGCCGTCCCTCTGGTGCATTCGCAGAGTTCCACAAGATTCTACTCCGTAACATTTGCTTGGGCGTGGGCATCCCTTACAGCTTCGCCGTAGACCCTTCCGCTATGAGTGGCCCGACTGCTCGCCTTGAGATGCAACAAGCAGGGCGAACCTTCCGCAGATACCAGAAGCTACTAGATGATAAAGTGCTTCGTCCAATTAAGAACATCGTTATTGCCGATGGAGTTGCAAGGGGATTGATTGAGAAGAATGTTGGAAGCAGAACGACAAGAGGAATTTTCAATTTCGGGGCTAATGTCTCTATTGATTTAGGCAGAGAATCCGCTTCCGCAATATCCGAGTTTAAGACTGGCCTCCGAACCGCCGCTGACATCTACGCAGAGCGAGGGCAAGATTTTGAAAGTGCTATGAGGCAGAGGGCGATTGAGGCCAAGCTAGTTAAGGATTTGGCTGGGGAATACGAAGTTTCAGCCGACACGATTTCCGACATCGCCGCAGAGGGATTGACCAGAGATTCACAAAAAGCACAAGCAACCCCAGCCGAGGGCGAGCAGACACCCGCTGGACAACCTTCGGACGAGGATATGCTTGGTGGTGCTTCACTCAATGGTGCTCAAGTCGCTTCGCTTATCAATGTTATCAATGCCGTGGCTATGGGTGCGGTTTCCAAGGAAGGTGCGGTTTCTATCATCACCGCCGCCTTCCCGACCATCAGCCCAGACCAAGCAAGGGCAATCATCGCTGGGGTCAATGTTGGCACAACCATTCCAACGACCAAGGAAGAGAAACAGCAGATTGGAAAAGACCAAGGCGGGGATACTTCGGGAGGCTCAACACCCCCAGCCCCAGAACCTACTACGCCCCCGACCGCCCCCGCTGGCACTTCTCAAAAAAAAAGTAATTTAGAGATTCTGGAAAGCCTAGACCCAGCATCTATTAAGATGCTGATTCAAGGGATGATGGGCGGGATTGAGTTGGGCAAGTACGATGGGATTGATTTTACGCCCCCAGAAGGAGCTAGGGATGCCGCCAAAAGAGCCTTGGATGTGCGGGAAGGCAAACCAGCCAGCCAACGAGGAATGACCCCAGTAGGCATAGCCAGAGCTAGGGATTTACAAAATGGGGTTAAGATGTCGCCCGACACAGTTCGCAGAATGAAAGCCTTTTTCGATAGGCACGAAGTCGATAAGAAGGGAAGCACTTGGGATGAGCAGGGCAAGGGATGGCAAGCGTGGAACGGATGGGGTGGAGATGCTGGGTATGCTTGGGCAAGGAAAGTCGTTGGGCAAATGGAAACAAGGGACAAGAAAACAGAGTTCGTTGCTGGCAGAGATTGTGGGCAAGATGAGGGGGGCACTTTCGGGCCAGATAACAAGTGTGCCGTAGGGTATGGCAGACCCCCACTCAAGGGAGGCTATACGCCAACCCGACCCGGTGGAAAGTTCCCCAAGGATTACAAGAGGCCGACACCACAAGACGACAAAGGCAAAAAGCCGTCTCCACCAGTTGCAAAACCCGGATTGCCTCCACCACCACCGCCAAGCGGGAAACCTAAAAAACAAACAGAATCCGAAAAAAGGGTTTCAAAAATAAATGATAAATTTAGGAAAGACGGCATTCAGGCATTGCTTCCAGAAAATCCTAGGAGAGCAGAAGAAATAGAAAAGTCGTATAATAATCTAAAATCAAAGGGCTACGAAATCCCGCCGCCAGATCAAGTATTTACTATGGATTTGAAAAAAAGTTATGGCGGAGATTATGAGGGTGTATATGCAGTTGCAACAAGAAGCAATGCTGGGCAAGAGCAAATGATTTTTAATTCTTCTAAATTCAATAGAGGCGACGATAAAGTTGTTATGGATTTAGAGTCAGATGTAAGAAGAAAGTGGCTCTCAACAACAGATGTATTTGCCCACGAATATGGGCATAATGCCCACATAAAAGCCATAGGAGAAAAAAGAGCATCAGAATTGCGGAAGGATACTGGATTTTACGAACATTACTCTTACGGAACAGATAAAAGAGAAAAAACAATACAAACTGTTTCAAAGGTAAGCGAATACGCAAAAACAAACGCATTGGAATTTGTTGCGGAGACATTTGCTGGACACGCAAATGGCAAGAAATATGATAAAGATGTGTATGATTTATACGAATATTATAAGGGGCCGAAACTAAAATGATATTTTCAGAAAAAGATTTTAAGCCAGATCAGTATGATCGGGCTATGGATATATACATTAAGAGTTTATTTAATGGCAAAACCGAGGATATTTCAAAAATAGAAAAAGAGGAACTAGCAGAGCCATCTTGCCCAATCGCAACCCAAGACATCAAAACCAACCTAGCCAATAGGCAGACAGCGGTGGAGGATGCGAACTACGGCCCAGCCAATCCGAACGAACCAAATGAGGATTATTGGAAAGCCAAGGCAGACGAGTTCCAAGGCGATGTAGTCACGGCAAAGAAGATGCTTTGCGGTAATTGTGCGGCTTTTGACCAGAGAAGCAAAGTTCTAGGGTGCATTAAGAAGGGCATTGGAGAGGATGCAAACGAGGTTGCTATTGGTGGCGATCTAGGTTACTGCGAGATTTTTGATTTTAAGTGTGCGGCCAAAAGGACTTGTGATGCTTGGATTGTGGGCGGGCCGATTACCGATAAAAAAGAAGAACTAGCCCGACCAGTAAGCCAAACCCCTGCACCTCCCAAAGAGCGAATCAAAGGCTCGAAGGAGAACCCCGAAGGCACGGCATCCACTAGAAGCAAAGCTGGTGACATTGAGATTTCAGCCGAGAACGAGGAGGCATTGAAGAACAAGATTGCCGAGTTCAAAGACAAGCACCCCTCAAGGAAAGCCCCTAGCCTTGGAGCATTGAAGAAAGTATTTCGCAGGGGGGCGGGTGCGTTCTCGACTAGCTTTAGGCCAACGATTACCGGGGGGAAGCCTAACTCTAGGAATGCTTGGGCGATGGCAAGGGTGAACAAGTTTCTCAAGATGGCTGGCGGGGGAGAGGTCAAGAAGTCATACCGAGCGGCAGACGGCGATCTCCTTTGACATAATCTAGGCATTTATGCCTTTACCC